CGGATATACGTGGTATTCCTTACTTTAATAAAGACTTGGGTGTGATGGATTGGGCTCCCCCAATTGACTTGCCCGATGAAGCAACAGCGGCGCAATATCCGATTGTTGTATTGTTTTTAGATGAGATGAACAGTGCGGCGCCAAGTGTGCAAGCAGTTGCGTATCAACTTATTTTAAACAGACGTGTTGGTAAGTATAAACTTCCCGACAACGTTGTAATGGTTGCGGCAGGTAACAGAGAAGGTGACAAGGGTGTTAGCTACAGAATGCCTGCTCCTTTAGCAAACAGATTTGTGCATTTGGAAATGCGTGTTGACTTTCAAAGCTGGTTACAATGGGCTACTGAAAATCGCATTCACAAAGATGTGATTGGTTACTGTTCTTTTGCTAAACAAGATTTGTACGACTTTGATCCGAAAAGTTCAAGTCGTAGTTTTGCAACACCTCGTAGCTGGACTTTTGTTAGCGAGTTGTTAGACGATGGCATTGCTGATAGTACAACTACTGATATGGTAGCTGGTACAATTGGTGAAGGTACTGCTGTTAAGTTTATGGCGCATAGAAAGATTGCAGGACAAATGCCGTTGCCAGAAGACATTTTAAGCGGTAAGATTACAGAGCTTAAGATTAAAGAAATTAGTGCAATGTATTCTTTAACTATTAGTATGTGTTACGAGTTGAAAGATGCGTATGCTAAGTTTGGCAAAGAAGATAATGCTAAATGGCACACTATGGCAGATTACTTCTTTAAGTTTATGATGGAGAACTTTACTACTGAAGTAACGGTAATGGGGGCCAGGGTCGCACTTACGACATACAACCTTCCGTTTATTCCTAACAAGTTGAAAAACTTTGATGAGTTTCACAAAAAGTTTGGTCGTTACGTGGTTGCAGCTGTAGCATAGTAGCATAAAGATAATAGGGGCTTAGGTCCCTATTATTTTGGCTCACGTTTCTTATATGGTCCAACAATTTTACCCTTACGATGCGACACACGACCTTTTAATGTAGCGGAACGTTTAGCATTAGATTCAGCTGTTTGTGCTTTACCAGTAAGTGCGTCACTAATCTTTTTACATGTTTCATCGGAACGATTATTGTGTATTGCCACCATCTTTAACTTCTGTTCATCCGACATTGGCTTGCCTTTATTGTGTGCTTCTCTCCCAACTAATTTAGCCGAGGCCGTTGCCATACTTGCATTAGTATCTTTAGTTAATCCTTTATTCCAAGATGGATAATTGCGAGGTTGGTTTAATCCTTTATTCCACGGAGCAACACCGGCGGTGCTAAACTTACCATCACCATTGTGTTGATTGTAGCTTAAAGGGTCGTTTTTAGCGTCTACAAGCGTTAGTAATGCGGTCTCTAATGCTAACATATCAACAGCGTGGCCAATGCACAGCACAGTTCGAATCCAGTTGGTTTGGTTGGATTCAACCAACGGTTTGACTATACGACTACTACAAATATAACCATCTGCGGGGTTACATCCGTGCTTAGTGCGAGATCCGATATACCAACGTCCGGTCGATAATTCTGTCCACTTATAAACATAAGCATAGGTAGGTGAGGTTAAATACATTGCTGACATAGTCCTTTATGTTAGAGTAGTCGGATAGTGAGATATCGTGGACTACACTTCTATTTATCATTTCTCCAATTGACTTCCCCAAACTTCTATGTTATAATATGCTTTACAATAATACGGTAACGATATGGCAGAATTTAAAATTAAGAAGACGGATAGTCGATACAATGGACATAGACACTTTAAGTACATTATTGATTATGGCGGCAAGTATGGTGATAGCCTAACCTTCCAACTACATCGAAATTGGTGGTGGGAAGGGTTTGGTTCAAGTTGTGAGATTGAGGCTTGGAAACGATTATATGAACGTAACGCTGTTGCACTTGCACTCGATGATACTATTATTGCTAAGACGTGGGCATGGAACACAGAGTTTGGTAACAGAAAGATTTATGTTAAAGACGACGACACACTTAGTTTCTTTGTACTTAAATTTTCTGCGTAGTAATATAACACGTAAATATTAATTTAGGAACAATATGATATTACTTGTCGGTACTGCTAATGAATATTTAGTTAATATTGCTAAATCATATTCGGCCGATGCAGTATTAATTACCGAGGATAACTGGAACAAGCTGTCGCGTCTACCACTCGTCGGTTACACAGGTATAGAAGAGTTTAATGATAAATTATTATTATTAAATGTATTACTTTCGGCAACTGAGATAATATATTACTCAAATAACACATTAACTAAATTTGATTTAAGTTTCCCTACCGAAAGTTCACGTGGATGGTTAGAAAATATCTTATTAACTGTTAATCAACATATTCCTGTTACTAATTTAAAATCACAATTGTTAGGCACAGAAAAAGTTAAGTCTGATAGTAGAATGTTTTTAGAATTAGCAGATTGTAGACAAACAGAAAAGCCACAATTATGGGGAGTCGGCTGTAGCTTTACATACGGAACAGGAGTAGAATCACACCAACGATATATCAATTTAATCGAATCAGCAATACATAAACCTATAAGTTGCCTTGCGGCACCCGGCGGATCAATTTCGTGGGCTGCAGATCAAATTTTGAGATCCGATATCAGAAAAAATGATATTGTAATATGGGGAGTAACAACTAAAGAAAGATTGACATGGTGTTATCGAGATACTATATATAATATTACAGTAAATGCATACACTAAGTATAAATGGTTAGAAAAACTTGTACCTCAAAAAATAATAGTCAATGAAGAAAATGCATTATATCAATCATTGATACATATACATCAGGTTATAAATTTTTGTGATAAGATTGGTGCAAAATTATTATTAGTTGGATTATTGACTAACTCAACAGACTTGTTATATTTGCATAATCTTCCAAATTTTTATCAATACTACAATAAAAATAGCAATGATTACATCGATCTCGGGCACGATAACGAACACCCAGGATCATTGCAACATCAACTGTATGCAGATGCTATTATCGAACAGTTGCAAAAACGCAACTGGATTTAAATTCTCCGCTTGACAACGACAGAAAATGGTAGTATAATAGTCTTTATAGTAAACGATTAGGAGCAGGCAATGGCAACAGCAACTACAACAGCAGAAAAGAAAAAAACAGTTACAGTAACTGATGCACGTATTGATGGTATAGTACGTGAAAAACTTATTACGGCACGTATTGCGCTGTTACTTAAAGCGCCGTTTTTCGGTAACTTAGCGACACGTTTAAAACTTGTTAATGCTGATGAGTGGCTAGGTACTGCGGCTACAGACGGGCGTAACTTTTATTACAATAGTGAATTTGTAAACAGACTGCCGCAAAAGCAATTGGAGTTTTTGGTTGGGCATGAAGTGTTACACGTAGTTTACGATCACATGGGACGTAGACAAGATAGAGATGGGCAGTTGTATAACATTGCGGCAGATTACTGTGTTAACGCTGACTTAATTGATAGCAAGATTGGTGAGAAAATTACAGTTGTGCCTGTGTTGTATGATAGAAAATATGCGGGTATGAGTAGTGAGCAAGTGTACGATTTGCTGTTTGAAAACGCAGACAAAATTGATATGGCTGAACTAATGAAACAAGTGCTTGATGAGCATTTGGATGAAGATGGTGACGGCGATGATGAAGGTGAGGGCGGCGAAGGAAACAAAGAAGGTAAAGGTGGTAGCGGTCCGGACAAAATGACTAAGGAAGAACGCAAAGCATTGCGTGATGAAGTACGCGAAGCTATTTTAAATGCGGCAGAAGCGGCAGGTGCAGGTGGCGTTCCGGCTGGTGTTAAACGTTTGATTAAAGACTTAACAAACCCACAATTAAACTGGCGTGAGTTGATTAGACAACAAGTGCAAAGTTTAGTTAAAAGTGACTTTACTTGGGCACGTCCAAATCGCAAGGGTCAACACATGGATGCAATTTTGCCGGGCAATAGCTTTGCAGAAACAATTGACGTTAGCGTTAGTATTGATGCGTCGGGTAGTATGAGTAGCGAAATGTTACATGATATCTTAAGTGAAGTTAAAGGTATTATGGAAGCGTTTGATGACTTTAAACTTGATGTATGGACATTTGATACTAAAGTATACGGTTACGAAAAGTACACTCCAGATAACATTGATGATATCGATGATTATGAATTACAAGGTGGTGGCGGTACAGACTTTGAATGTAATTGGGACTTTATGCGTGAAAATGAACTTACGCCAAAATTGTTTATTATGTTTACAGATGGTTACCCGAATGGTGGTTGGGGCGATGCAGACTTTGTAGATACATTGTTTGTTATACATGGCACTACAAGTATCGAAGCTCCGTTCGGAATGACTGCTTATTATGATTTGTCTAAAGGAACTGACTAATGGCAATATACGAAAGTTTTACACATACTCCGGCTGAGTATGCAGGTGCGCTAACCAATCAAACTCATGCCACACTTGATTGGTTAGTGAATAACAAGTATATCACCTCAGAACAATGGAATAAGTTAACTGGTACACTTGTAGTTACTGCGATTCAAAATAATAAAACTTGGGGCACAAAGCTATTGGAACGCTTCTTTAAAGAGGCTGAAACTAACACTTATGTATTTCCGCTTGCACAGTTAGATGAGTATGTTGCTCCGACTAAAGCCAAACCAACCAAACCAAAGTTAGAGATTGTATAATGATTAGACTATTTGAATTTTTATGGCATGGTTGTTGGCATCGCTGGGAAGAAACAAAACAATATAAAGTTGTAGACAATGATGGCATTGATATTGGATTTGCAATGATTCAACAATGTACAAAGTGTGGGTATGCTAAACGTACTGATTTATATTAGTTGACTTTTAGTTAAAGTTCATGTATAATAGCTATATTGAAATTAGGAAAGCTGTATATGACAATTAACGCTTACATTTTTGCATGGGACAATACGGGCATTGACAGCATTATCCCAATTACGCAATATGAGCAACATGACCGCGATAACACAATGCGCATACTAAACGATGAGCCAGTTGTACGTAATCCGTTGAATAGTATTGTGCAAGGGGTAATGCTTCGCGCTCGTTACAATGCACAACGTTGTTACGAGATTTACAGCGTAGATTGTTCAGTTGAGATGGACGAGGCTTGGTGGAGAGAACAGTGGGACAATGATCCGCAAGGGTGCGCTGATTTAGTGCGCGAACGTGGGAACAAACTGTACAGCGACCGTGCTAATAAAAGTAAACAAGTAATTAGTTAAGGAAACGTAATGAATGAGAAAATTGCTAAACTGATTAAAGAATCTAACTTAGAAGAATGTATCGATGATGCATACCTGATGCGTGATGATTGGCAACCCTTTATCGAATACTTTGCTGAGTTGATTGTTAAAGAATCCATTAAAGTTATGATAGAAAATGATTATCACGGTGAATGGTTAGGCAAAAAGATTAAACAACATTTTGGAATTGAATAATGGCAACGAATTGGAATAAGTTACAGCAAATTAAACGTGTAGAAATTACTGCAAATAAGATGGGCTTTGAGTTTGCTCCTGGGCGAGATACATGGTCAGATCAAGGCGGCGAATTAATTTATCTTGTGCCGCTCGATGATAAATTTCCACATTACAGTCGCGGGGCTGAAATTTTTTGTGGCACTATTGAAGACATTGATCTTTGGCTTAAAGGTATTGAGTGGGCACGTACTTACGATATGATGCTTAGAATTAGCAGTGATAAGAAACGTGACGAACGTGAGCAAGTCGAACGTAATCGCCAACTTATGAAAATGGTCAAGACAGGTAAGAAAGTTGATGGTTCTTATGTTAGTATTGATAATACGTATTTTGGTCTTGATAATGCGTATGATGGTGAAGACGGCGGTGTTGATTATGATGCAATCCCATTTTAGGAGAATGATATGAATTTAAAAGATTTTATGACGGTAATTGATTACAAAATCACAGAGGGCAGTGTGTATCAGTGGTCATGCTTCGGCGATAACGCTTACTCATTGGATAGCTGGAATGGCGAGCAAGAAGGGCATACTGTTACAGCATTGTTTGACACAAAGGATCAAACAATATATCAAATGATGGCATATGATTACATTGCGAATCGTGCGTATCGCTGGATGAACCCAGAGTTTGTTGATGCGTACAAAGCAGAATGTGCGAGTAGAAATAGCAACGATGAAGCATGGGAAGGTGTTGAGTATACTGACTTAGAAGTTGAAGAAGACTTTTTAGAAAAAGCACGTGGTATTGTTACAGGGGCAGAGTACGATACACGTATTCAAATTCCGTTAGACTTTGACAAAGAAACAACATTTCAACTTATGCAACTTGCGCACGAAGCAGACTTAACGCTTAATAAGTATGTTGAGAAAATTCTACGTGATATGTTAGGAGTATAAAATGAATCCAGATAAAAATGAATGGGGTGTATGGAAGATTATGTACAAGCATAGCCTGACTCCGAGCTTTATCGAAATGAAGAAAGATGCTGTCGAAGAACAGCTAAAGACTAGTAACTATGTCGAAGCTAATGCTGAACTTAGTCGTATTATGAAGTTGAAATGATACAAGAATATAGTTGGGACATGCACCCAACAGATCCAATGATTATATTGTTTAAGCATAACGGCAATATTGTGCAACGTGTATTTCTTGGTGAAGCAATGGAACTGGCAGGTAAAACTGCTGTAATGAAACATGTCAATATATGTAATAATACGCCATGGCACATTACGTGGAATGATGAAATGTGGACTGCACTAAAGGAACAACATGCTTAAACACAATGAACCTAATCCTTTAAACATACACGGGCTACGACAAGTTAATCATTGTCCGCCACACTTCACTACGGTGTATTTTGACCTTAGTGTAACTGAAAAAGACTTAACTGATTGGCTTTACGAAAACTTAGAAGGACGTTTCTATAGCGGACAGGTCGACGTTAAGCAAGAGTCAGGTAAGTATGCACGACAACAATGTATTGCGTTTGAACAGTCCTCCGAAGCGAGCTATTTCGCGCTCTTCTTACCGCAGATCAACAAGGGTGAATATTTAGAGTTTTAGAAAATATTTCCACCTAATCTCCTCATGGTAAATAACTGTGTCCCAAGGAGAACTTTTTAATGGCTAATACAGAAACAACCGTAGTAGAAGAACCAACGACTGCTGAACAAGCAGCACCAGAACAAACCCCACCAAGTTTAGCGTTACAAGATTTAATTCTTGTTGCACAAATCATTCAACTTACATCAGCTCGCGGTGCTTTTAAAGCCGAAGAGTTGCAGAACGTTGGTGTACTTTATAACAAATTAATTGCATTTTTAGACAGCGTTGGTGCAATTACTAAGCAAGAAGAAACTGCTGCTCCGGAGAAACAAGATGATTAATGAATTTAAACCAACTTGGCTTTATATTAAACAACATAAAGTCTCTGGTTTAAAATATTTCGGAAAAACAACTCGCGATCCCATTAAATATAATGGGTCCGGTGTATACTGGAAAAGACATTTAATCACACACGGAAGTGAAATAACCACATTGTGGAGCCAATTATTTAATAATAAAGAATCACTAATCGAATATGCACTTAACTTTTCACAAGAAAATAACATTGTCGATTCGACTGAATGGGCTAATCTTATTATCGAAAATGGATTAGATGGCGGCAATTTTCCAGGAGTTGGAAAAGGAAGAGTAATGTCCGAAGAAACAAAACAAAAATTAAGATTGGCTAATTTAGGAAAAAAGCAATCCAAAGAATCTGGTATTGCAAAATCCATTGCATTAACTGGTAAATCATTAACCGAGCAACATAAAGCAAAGTTACGTAAAGAAAAACCATTGCGAACTGAATTGCATTCGATTGCAATATCAACTGCTAGAAAAGGTAAGCCATGGTCAGATGCAAGGCGCAGTTCGCAAGAAAGAAGAGATGTAGATAAAAGTAACTCAAATAATTTAAAGGAAAATATAGTATGATAAAACATGTCGGCAGACACAATAACAAGAGAGTTGTTATTGCATATAAGCAAGTTCCAGATGAAGATCATATGTGTTTGGTAATTTACAGTGAATCATTACCAATGCGTATTCATGATGAAGTAATGAAAGTATTAGAAAGCGAAGTTGGTCAGCAGGCAAATGATTTTGCTGATGCACTATTCCGTCATACTATGGCAGATGGTGTTAATTGCTTAAATGCAATTCATCGTGGTGGTTTATTATCTAAGGTACCAACTAACCAAGTTATCGTAACACCAACTTCAGCTAGTTCAGTACGCTTAGATGAGTTAAACACAATCCTTAACGAAATGGCTAAAGGTAAAGAAGCAACTGAAAAATTAGCCAATGTTGATGCAGGTCAACGTTTCGAAGGCAGAGATTTGGGCGAGCCAGCAAAAGCGGCAAGTGTAAATACAACTTCAGCTAGTGTTAATACAGATGGTGTACTATCTGACGCAGACATTGCTAATCAACGTACAGCTCAAGCTAACAAGTTACGTGCAGATGCACAAGGCTTACTAGCAGAAGCAACACGTTTAGATAACGAAGCAAACGCACTTGCACCTAAGGTAACTAAGGCAAAAGTAACTAAGGCAAAAGCAACTACTACAGCAACAACTACACCTGCGAAGAAAACAAATGCCAGAAAACCTGCCACCAAAAAAGCCGCGGCGTAAGCCGACTCCCGGTAAGAAACTTAATTTAAATATTAAGAAGCGTTGGCAAGATATTGTTAGAGGTGTTGATAAAAAGGAAGTACCAGTAGATGTGTTACAACGTATTGTTGTTAAGCTAATCGATGGTACTGACCTTAGTATTGATATTAAGCAATTACTTGCAGACGGACAGCACCCTGATGACATTGAGGATTTACTCAATTCTAAGTTTGCTGACCTCGACGAGTTTATCGAAACAGTAGACTTCTTTATTGATATCGATAAAGTAGTTAACACAGTTCAGCCTGAGACAGACAAGGTACTTAAAAACCTATGATTATATCAATACTTGCCAGCACCAATACAGGCGGTATTGGGAATAGGGGTACCTTACCTTGGCCCAAACATTCCGAAGATATGAAGTGGTTTAAAGACCACACAGAGAATCAAATTGTTGTTATGGGTCGCAATACTTGGGATGATCCTAAAATGCCAAAGCCACTACCTAATCGCATTAATTGTGTTGTTAGTAGTAAGCACGTAGCAACTAAGTATCAACATCAAGTACGTTGGATTCCTAGTAACCCCATAGAGAATATACTACAGTTACAGAAAGATAACCCAACTAAAGATGTTTATATCATCGGTGGTAAACAGTTATACGAAGCAACAGAAAGCATTGTTGAGAAAATTTATCTTACACGTATCAAAGGTGCATGGTTTACAGACACACGTATTCAGTTAGATAGTATGCTTGCATGCTTTCAAATTAAATCTGTCAGACCCGGTGAGAACTGTACGTACGAAACGTGGGATAGATCCTTCTTTTTCAATTGACCTTTTGAACTAATTATGTTATAATAGTATTATGAAAACCTATCTCGATTCACTCAAATTTGTACTAGACAATGGTACAGTAAGACCAGACCGCACATCAACAGGTACTATCGGTGTGTTTGGTATGCAACAACGTTATGACCTGTCACAGTCCTTTCCTGCTATTACTACTAAAAAACTAGCATGGAAGGCTGTTGTCTCTGAACTACTTTGGTTTATCGAAGGCTCCGGTGATGAGCGCAGGCTTGCAGAAATATTGCACAGCACACGTGACGAAAGTAAACGTACAATCTGGACAGACAATGCATCATCTCCGTACTGGATACTTAAATCTAAATTTGCAGGTGATTTAGGTCGAGTGTATGGTGTACAGTGGCGACATTGGCAAACACCAGACGGAAAGGAAGTAGATCAACTAGCAGAACTTATCCACAATATCAAAACAGACCCACACGGACGACGTCATATATTAACTGCATGGAATCCCGGAGAATTAAACTCTATGGCCCTGCCACCGTGTCACTGTTTTGCACAGTTTTATGTCAGTGCCGACAATAAGTTGTCGTGTCAATTATACCAGCGATCATGCGATATGTTTTTGGGAAATCCCTTTAACATAGCATCCTACAGCCTGCTAACGCATATGATTGCGCAAGTGTGCGGACTTGGGGTAGGCGAATTCGTTCACGTTCTCGGTGATGCACACGTATATTTGAATCATGTCGATCAGGTAAATGAACAACTGCAACGTGAACCTTTACCTGCACCTCAACTTATTATTAACACTGATGTAACTGATATCAATAACTTTACTATGAAGGACTTTGCACTCAATGGCTATGAATCACTCGCAAGCATTAAAGCACCGATGGCAATCTAAAGTAGCCGACACTCATCGGGTGCGGTTTTTTACAAAAATGATGGATATGAATGACGTTGTTAACTTGCACAACAATGAGATATTTTGGAAGGTTGCAGAAGAATTTAAACTAACTCCGCAAGCACAATGGGTCGAGGATAATGACATTAAACTTGCATTTATGGAAGATGAAATATATTATGCATGGGGCAAGATGTGTCTTATATACGGCGATATAACAGAACGACAATATGTAGATTATAGCTTACGTTTCTTTCAACATCAGACGGACTGGAAGTGAACGTTACTCAAGCAGAAGCATTAATTATAGAATCATGTATTCAATCTATCAATGAGCATGATAGACTATTAGGCATTATTTCTGGCATGAAAGGCAATGCTAAGTTTGAAAAGGCTAAAGCAATTATCAAAGCACAACGTAAACATTTTATTATGATAAAGAGTATATTCGAATCATGAGAATAATTGCTCATCAGTTTGGACTCGGTGATGTCGAAGACCCAGAAGTATATGCAGCACAGCCAATATATGAATGGGAGCAAACTGAACAAGGTCGTTGGCTACATGAACATAGTTACAAACAGATGGAATGGAAGATTGCAATCAATTATGATACTTATGGTTACAAAGTAATAATATCAGCTTGGTTAGCAGAGAAAGACTTAACATACTATACGTTAAAGTGGAGTAGTAAATGATAGCAAAAGATAAATTAACAGTATTTGTTGGAGACATCGATGATGAGTTAGCAACATCTGCTAAATTACACGATTCAGCAGCATACTTGGTAGATTTTGCTAATTATAACAAACAGCATACCGGTACTTGTTATACTAGTATAGCCGACTTGCCGGGACTTGTGGAATTTTCTGCTATATTAAGACAAGCATCTACTATAATATATGTGCAACCAGAAAAATGGAATAATAATGAAACTAACAAATATTCATCGAAATATTGGACTGAATATTATTTAAATGTTTTTTCGTTAGATAAAACTAAAGAAGTAATTAATTTTTCCGAATCTATTAAATATCAACCAACAAATTTATCGATTATGCTAAATCTATTAGATAGCAGAAAAGATGAGCTATCTCAAATATTATGGGTAGCTGGATGTTCTGTCACATACGGAGTTGGTGTAACTACAGAACAACGATACGGAAATTTACTAGCAAAACAATTAAATTTGCCGCTACGTACATTGGGGCGAGAATCATCATCAATTTCATATGCAGCTGATCAAATATTGCGGTCCGATATTAAGCAAGGGGACACAGTAGTATGGGGAATAACCAATCAACTAAGAATAACATATTATGATCCAGCTAATCTAGAGTTAACACATATTACTACTAGTAACTATATTAAAGATCGTGCGCTCGATAAAATAATTAAATTAGATTTCTTAGATAATCCTACCTTAATTTATTCAGCCGTAATAGCCATATACCAGGTAATTAATTTCTGTCAGAAAATTGGAGCAAAATTACTACTTGCTGGATTATTAGTTGAACCCAAGTTAGCAGCATATTTTATAAATTTACCGGAATATATACATTTGTATAATTTTTACGGAGTAACATCATCTACATTATTCTTAGACACTGGGTCAGATAATATACATCCTGGTCCATTAACTCATCAATGGTATGCTGATAAAATATTAAACAAATTAAAGGAATTAGAATGAGAATATTAATTACAGGTGGTGCAGGGTTTATTGGTCATAATGTAACTCGCATATTGGAAGAACAAGGACATACGTGCTTTGTTGTTGATAGCTTTACTAACTACGGATTCATCCCACAACAAGAGATTAAATTTCTTAGTAAGGCGCGACTACAGCGTTTTAACTCGCAAGTTATAACTGCTGATATACGTGACACCACACGTATGTATAATTTGTTTAAAGAATTACAACCAGATACTGTTATTCATCTTGCTAGTTTCCCTCGACAAAAAGTAGTAAGTGATGATCCGATTGCTGGGTCGGAAGTTATGACTACTGGATTGATTAACTTACTGGAATGTTCAAAGCATAGTGGCGTTAAAAAGTTTGTGTACATTAGTAGCAGTATGGTCTACGGTGAATTTACTGAAGGATTGTTTGATGGCATTAACGAATATGTTGATTGCAAACCAATCGGACAGTATGGCATTATGAAGTATATGGGTGAGAAACTTGTAGCCGATTATACTCGTCGTGGTTGCTTTGCGCATACTATCATTCGCCCAAGTGCTGTATACGGACCTTGGGATGTCGAGGACAGAGTTGTTAGTAAGTTTATGCTTGCGGCAATGCGTGATGAAGTATTAAAAGTTAAAGGTGCTAACGAAGTGCTAGACTTTACATACGTTGAAGATACTGCAATGGGCATTGCTCAAGCCGCTGTAAGTGATAATGCAAACAATAAAATATACAATATCACACGTTCATCAGAAGCAGAATATACATTACTCGATGCCGCTAAACTTGCTATTAGTATTACAGGCAAAGGTAGCATCGATGTACAAGATAAAGACATTGCGTTTCCGTCGCGTGGTAGATTAAGTATTACAAGTGCAGTCATGGACTTTGGTTACAATCCTAAGGTCAATGTCGAGGATGGCTTTGCTCGTTATCATGAGTGGTTTAGTACAACTCCGTTTTGGATTAAAAAATTAAAATGATTCCGTTCTTTGGCATAGATAGACAATACAAAAATCTTCGCGAGGAGATACTTGATATTACTAATATTGTATATACGAGCGGGCAAGTTCTCGACGGCACATATACTAAAACGTTTGAGCAGACTATTGCTAAAATGACAGAGCGTAAGTATGCCATCGCTGTTAATAGTTGCACACAGGCGCTTATCTTTGCATTAAGAGCTATTGATCACTATTCATTATTTCGTAAAAACAAAGTACTAATCCCAGCGCAAAGTTTTGCCGCTACAGTCAATGTTGTTATTGAGGCGGGCTTTGAGCCTGTGTTCTGCGACGTTGATGCTGTTACTGGATTAATTAATCTCGATTCAATTCCAGTTGAGCCCGATGATATTGCGGCGGTTATGTACGTTAACTTGTTTGGTAATATTATCGACTACGATAAGTTACAGACTTATGTTACATTCTTTAATCAACATAAGATACCTGTAATCGAAGATGCTGCGCAATCGTTCGGTGCTTACTATCGTGGCGTTCCGAGTGGCAAGTTAGGTGACATTAGTTGTTTAAGTTTTGACCCAACAAAAAATCTTCCCAACTATGGAAGTGGCGGTATGATATTGTTAGATGACCCAGAGATTGCAATGTTATGCTACAACTGGAGAGATAACGGAAAGATATCCGAACATAGTCTGTCTGGTACTAACAGCAAGATGAGTGAAGTTGATTGTGCGCAGATGTTAATTAAGTTAAAGTACTTTGATGAGTGGCAACAACGTCGTAAGAACATTGCAGAATACTATACAGAAGAATTAGATGGTCCGATTAAGTTAATCCCAATCGATAGTAAAGTAGAACATGCTTGGCATAAGTTTGTTATACACTATCCAGAGCGATCACGTCTATTCTCAGACTTGCAATCAATGAATATTGAAACTAAGATACATTATGTTGCACCATTACATCTAATGTCGCTAATTGGTGGGTATGAGGTATTGACTGGTGCTGAAGAATTTAGTAAGACTTGTTTAAGTTTGCCAATCTATCCTGAGATGACTGACGCAGAAGTTGAAGCAGTTGTTGATGCTATTAAAGAGTGTACTTGGTAGCGTAATACTGTTTTAGCCAATCCCATTCAAACGTAAGCATTAGTTTATCAGCATTACCATCAACTTCATCGTAAAATACAATTGCATCTTCTGCGCCTTTAATGCTCCATTCTGCATTTGCGCCCACTGCTTCATGTAACCATTCATCGAGTCTGTAATCACTTTCGATATTACCAGTCTTACGCACATCATCACGTAGTTTAATACACTCTCTAAACGCAGTGCGCCATGTTAGTTCTGGTGTAGTGTTATAATGCGCTATAGCACTTACTACAGGTACTACAGCGTGTGCTTTGCTTAATGTAAAGTCAAGTCCACTGTCGTTTGTATCAAGTACTAATTGTTTGTTGTATGCAATCACACCCATGTGCCCATACTCTAATCCGTTTACTGGATTCTTACTGTGGAATATGTAATGCTTGGGCTCTTGTAAATAATCGGGTTGCCATTCCCAGTTAAAGTCAGGAACAACTTCTAACTTAGCAAACACCGCAAAGAACCACGGCGTTGTACTAAGTTCAGCAGCCGCTTTATATGCTTCG